TTATAATAGAGCCATAATCAAGCCGGGATTGACCACCCGGTAAATAAAAAACGAAGGGAGAAAACCACCGGGGAGACCAATCCCCGGTCCGGACGGGCAAAAACATTATAACACAGGAGGATCTTACATGCAAAAGAAAACCAAAAAAAATGTCAGCCCGCGAGTATTTGAGGAAACGCAGAAATTTTACGCCGATCATTTTGATTCCATCAACGCCGGGTGTGAGTATATCCTGGAGGCATTCCCGGAATTGTATTCCCACACAATCCACGCCATGCGCGGGAAATTTACGCGCGGGGAATTGATGTTGTGCATTGACGTCATGAATGGCCATTGGTATAATCCGCCCGGGGCCGGACAGGAAATGACGCCTAACGTATCCGATGGCATCGCCCTCGACAACCTGGACGCAAAATGGAAAATCGATGGGTCCGTGCTCAATCAAAAATTGGCCGGCCTGTCTATATTTGAGCGAGCGTGTCTGGAAATCTGGATTCAGGCATTCTGGGCGCAGGACGATCACAGCAATATCGAGGAGTATGTCGCCGCGCTGACGGAGGTGGCAAAATGAGACCATTGACGGTTTAGCTGCGCATTCACCGTTTTCCACCCCCAAAAAGCCCCGCAAAGGGGCTTTTTTATCGCCTATCGCCTATCCTGTTGCTTCTTCAGGCGCCTGTTTAAAAACCTGTCAACCCCAAAGATCACCCTAATATCCCCCTGATTTCCCCAAAGATGGGCCGTTCTTGCCCCTGATTTCCCCAAAGATGGGCCGTTTTCCCCCAAAGTTCCTTTTTGCCAAAAAACACGGGTGTAGTCTGTCCGCAAGTTTAATCCATTTTTTGGGAGAGCTTATGACCTTCACCACATGGACAGCACTCTACACGGCCATGCTGGATACATTGTCATCCGGCAATGCTTCCATCGGATCCGTCAGCGCGGCCGGTAAGACCATCACTTATAAAACAAATAAAGAATTTATGGAGCAACTTTCCTTCGTCAAAATGATGGCCGATCAGGAATCCGACGCTGCTGTTCGCCGCACCTATGCCAAGCAGGGAGGTCGCGGAAAATGAAGAAGAGTCTGAAAAACATCATCCCGCGAGCCGCAAATAGCCTGATCAACGTCATTCCGCCATTACGTCGCATCCGAAACGCCATGAACCGGGCGGAAACCAATTACATCTTGAAGCGCGCCGAAATGTATGCCGCCGCCAAGACAACCAGGCTTACCGGCGCCTGGAACCCAACCAACGCCAACATCAATGACATCATCGGCGCATCATCTCCGTATTTGCGCGCGCGTGTTCGACAGCTTATCCGCGATTTTCCCTATCTGGCCCGAGCCGTCCGCATCATGGTTGATTATTCCATCGGAACAGGCATTCAGTTTCAATCCACCGTTGACGATGAAAACGGAAAACGCGATAAAAAACGCATCACCGCCATCGAAGATGCCGTCAAATGGTGGATGGATGAGTGCGACGCAGCAGGCAAATTACATTATTATGAAATCATGCGCCTGGCCAAGCGACAGGACCTGGAGGGCGGAGAATTTCTTATCGTCAAAACATTTCCCAAAATCCCAAACCAATATATCCCCTATAAATTGCAAGTATACGATATCGATTGGCTCAGCGGATCGCATGACAATTACAGCTCCGGCGGTATTAAAATCGACGCCGCGGATTCCACCACCGAAACGCGCCAGGGGATTGAATACTATACACAGACCGGCCGTGTAAAGGGCTACTGGTTTTGCGATCCGAACTATGGCGGGAATGAAGTCTATGTTGCGGCGGAAAATGTAGTGCATGGATTTGAAATGCTCCGTCCGCAGCAGTTGCGCGGCGTTTCGCCGTTTGCGCCCGGCATCCTGATTGCCAACGATTTGAATGCCTATCTGGACGCGGAAATCGACGCCGCCAAGATGGCCGCCAAATGGCTGGCTATCGTCAAGAAAACCGATCCCGGAATGGCGCAATCAAGTTTTCCGATGCAAACCGCGTCCAACGGAACGGATGTCCAGAAGATCGAAGAACTGGAAAATGCCATTATCGAATATTTGCGTCCCGGCGAAGACATCTCATTTTCGTCAGCCAACCGTCCCGGCGCTACGTTCCAGCCGTTTGTCCGCTTGATCCTGACCATGCTCTCCATCACCACCGGCGCGCCCTACGAGCTCATTTCCGGCGATTACCAGGGACTGAATTTTTCCACCGCCCGGATCGTCCGCAACGATTTTTCCCAGCAGCTTCGCCCGATCTCATCACGCCACGTCAGGCAGTTTGCCGTTCCGACAGTGCAAACCGCCATGGATATTTCAGTTCTGTCCGGAAAGTTAACCCTTCCCGGATATTGGCGGAACCCGCGCCGCTGGCAGAAATGCGAATGGCAACCGCCGGGAATGGACGCCGTTGATCCGCTGCGCGAAGCGAAGAGCCAGATCGAATCGATCAGTTATGGATTGAAATCTCCGCAGGAAGTTGCGCGCGAACGCGGGCGCGACCTGGAAGACGTTTACAAGGAAATCAAAGCCGCCCAGGATCTGGCCAAAGAGATGGGCTTGGTTTTCGAATCGGCTGACACGTCGGATAAAAACAACCCGGCGGCAATTATAGAAGAGGATATGTAGGGCGTGCTCCCCGAGCACGCCGCGGGACATAGGGCGTGATCCTCAATCACGCCGCGGAATGTAGGGCGGGCTCCCCGAGCACGTAGGTAGAAAAGGAGGAAAAAACAATGTCCACCAGAAGCAAAAAGAAATTACGCGGGCGCATGAATTACCGCGCCGGAAACGAGCAGACCAATTACCGCGGAGCGGTCATATCCTTGCGCGCGGAAGGTCCCGGATCGCTGGACGAAAAGAACCGGTCCGTCGAAGTTGTCATGAGCACGGAGTCTCCGGCGATGGTCCGGGACTGGGATCGCGGAATTATCAGCGAAGTGCTGTTGATGTCCGGAGCGGAGGTCCCGGAAACAAAGCAATTAGTATTACTGGACGCGCACAGCCGATATGAGACGGCAAACGTCATCGGCTCCGTCCGTGAGATACGCATATCAGGCGACCAGATGATTGGCCGTGCCTATTATTCCAGCGCCCCCGAGGCTGAAAGTCCCTGGATCAAAACGCGGGAGGGTCACCTGACCGATTACTCCATCGGCTATCGAGTTGATGAAGCGGTTTGGGTGCCCGAAGGCCAGACGGCCACCATTTCCGGCCGCGTCTTTACCGGCCCCGTCCAGGTAGCCACCAGGTGGACCCCACGTGAATTGTCCGCGGTCCCCATCGGAGCAGATCAGAACGCCAAGGCGCGCCGGGAAATTGATCATAAACTAAAAACCATCAAGGAGGAAAGCAACATGGATCCGAAAATCAGAGCAATGCTCGAAGCAAAGGGGCTTCCCGCCACAGCCACGGAAGAACAGGCCGTCGCGTTTTTGGAACGAATGGAAGTCAAAACCGGAAATAACCCGGACAACGATCAGGAAAGAGCCGCGCAGGAGGAAAAAATTCGCAAGGAAGCAAAAGGTGAAGAGCTGGAGCGCATCCGCGAAATTGATGCATTGTGTCAGCGTTATGAATGCGCCGACATGGCCCGCGAACTCATCATCAGCGGAAAAGATGTTATTGACGCCCAGCGCGCCATTTTGGACGCCGTTATGGAGCGCAGCAAAAAGCAGAATCCCGGCGCCAGCGGCGCGGAGTTTATCGTCGCCGAAAAGGACAAATTCCGTGCCGCAGCCGAGCACGGTCTTATTTTACGGGCCGGCATGAAGGTGGATTCCCCAGCGCCCGGCGCCGACGAACTGCGCGGGTTTACTCTGGTAGAGATCGCGCGGGAATGCCTGCGCATGTCCGGGCTTCCGCATCGCGGCGACGTCAAATCCATGGTCGGACGCGCTATGACCTCTTCGGACTTCCCGAATATCCTGGCCAACCTGGCCACCAAGTCCATGCAGCAGGGATGGGACGATGCACAGGAAACCTGGCCGATCTGGACGGGTGAAGGAAGCGTATCCGATTTCAAAACTTATTATGACAACGCCTTATCCGAGTTTGACGATCTGGAAGAGATCAAAGACGCGGGCGAAATCAAACTGGGCGGATTTACCGAAAAAACACCCGAAACATATAAAATTGCCAGCTACGGAAAAAAGTTCAAGGTCACGCGCGTGATGATCATCAATGACGACCTGAACGCGCTCACCGCCATGCCGGCCAAGCGCACCGAAGCGGCCAACCGCAAAATCGGCGATATCGTCTATGCCGTCATCACCGGAAACGGCACCATGGGAGACGGCGTGGCAATTTTCTCAACGGCCTCCACGCGCCTCAACGATGCGACATCGGGTTACCTGTCGGCTCCGGGAATTGCCAACATCGCCGAAGGCATAAGGGTTATGGGAACGCACAAGGACCTCGCCGGAAAGCGTCGCCTGAACATCCGCCCGCAGTTTTTTGTGGCGCCGAAAGCACTGGAAGGGACCAGTGAAATCTTCTTCCGCTCGGATAAATATTCCGACAACGATACCGTGGCGACGGATTCCAGCTTCGCCTCCACCCGGGTAAACCCCTATTCCGGGAACTATCTGACCCGCGTCTATGAGCCCCGTCTGGATGACGATTCCGAGTCAGCCTGGTACCTGATGGGACCCAAAGGGCGCACCGTAAAAGTGGTCTTCCTGAACGGACGCCGCGGACCCATTCTGGAAATGATCCAGCCTGGTTTCAGCGTGGAAGGCTTTGAATATGCCGTTGTCATCGATGCCGGCGCCTATGCGACGGATTATCGCGGCATGTATCGGAATGAAGGAGCGTAAGAAGTAGTAAGTATTAAGTTTTAAGTTTTAAGTTTTAAGTAAAGCCCGCCTCCGTTGTCATCCCTGCGGAGGCGGGAATTCAGGAATAACAAAAACTTTTTTGGAGGAAAAAAACATGGCTATAAATAAAGTTCAGGACGGAAAAGTCCTTCGTCTGACCGTCGGATCCACTATTGACTCCGGCGATCATGTGGTTGTGGGAGGCGCCCTGCGCGGTGTCGCCCTGACCGATTATGATTCCGCTGACGCCAAAGCGTCCGTGGAACTTGGCCCGGCAGTATTCGACCTTTCCGTGACGGCGGTAAACGATGCCGGAAACAGCGCCGTTGCATTGGGCGACCGGCTCTTCACGGACGGCACAACTATCACAAAAAAGAAATCGGGTAAGTTCTTCGGCATCGCTCTGGAAGCGGTGACCAGCGGAGCGACATCAATCATCAACGTCTATATCCCGCCTCCGAACGGCCAGGACGGAGCACTGTTCAACATTATCGCCGCCGGCGTTCACGCCGTAGCAGATAGCCCGCTCGACACCTCCGAGCTGATCCCCGTCACCGGCGCCCTGGCGACCGACGTGGCCATCTGCACATTCCAGGTCAACGGCGGATCGCCGAAACTGACCATCGTATCGGCGCTTCCGCAGGCATCCCCCGCCGGTATCGTTGTGACGGCCAGCGGGACTTTTACGGCCGGCGACAAAATCCAGTATGCGCTTTTGCGGGCGGCAGTTTAATCATTAATCGTAGGGGCGAATCATGATTCGCCCCTACAAATGCCGCGAGGAGGCCAAACATGTATAAAAATCACGTTTTAAAAGCCCTTGCCAAAAAGCAGGCGGACGGCGCGCAAACCCTGGGTAATAAGGGCTATGAGTATCTGGCGCATCACCAGATCACCATCGAAGTCTCCGCGCAGCCGTCAGCCGGGACGCTGGCTGTTCAATACCTGCCGCCCGGCGGAAGCGAATATGTAACCGTAACCGGTTCTCCGGTGGATCTGACGACGCTCAACAAGTCGAAAACGTTCCGCCTGGATAACGTATATGTCGAGGCGTTTAAATTCACTCCATCATCCCTCGATACGGAAAAGACCTATAACATTATCGTAGCGAGCAACGAGCAATGAAAGAAACCCCTGATCTCCTGATCCCGGCGCTGGAGCACATCTACCTGGTCCCGACGGAGCTGGCGGACGCAACGGCCACGCCAATCCGGGACGAAGAAACTCGCCTGATCCGGGACGAACAGGGTTTATCAATTTGTGAACGATAAACATCACGGGGGACGCGGAAAATGGATTTATTGCCGGCACATCCTTACATCACGGTTATTATTGCTCTGATTTTATGGGAAGTTTTAAAACAGGTTATTGGGTTTTTTTTTAAGAAAGCAACGAAAAACGACTACCTCAGGATAGAGGACTTTAAAACGTACCAAAATGACCATTCCGAGAAAATCAAGGAAATATGGGAATGTGTCGGCGAGATCCGCGAAATTCTATTGATCGTTGCGGTAAATAGCGGCATCCGCGCTGAGGAGTTGAAAAAATTAACTTCGGTGTGAATCATGGCCACGGAACAAGATTTTAAAAAATGTCTGGCTTTCCTGTTTCAGGTTGAGGGCGGGTTTAATAACGTTCCCGGCGATTCCGGAGGCGCCACGAATCACGGCATCAGTCTGAAATTTTTGGCCGGAACCGGCGACTATGACCTGGGGGATCTGGATGATGACGGCGATATCGACATTGACGATATCCGCGCCATGGATCCGGAGAAAGCCGCTCTGATATATAAAAAATATTTCTGGGATTATTTCCCGATGAAGGAAATCCCCGCGCAGATTGCCGCCGTTTTGTTCGATGTTGCGGTCAACAGCGGACAAAAAACCGCCGCGCGGCTGCTGCAGGAAACCCTGGGCGTAAAACCAGACGGCGTCATCGGACCAAAAACGCTTTACTCGCTGCGCATGATCACGTCCGATTATAATTTTGCTGATCAAATGTGCATCCGGCGCCGGAATCAGTATGTGTCCTATGTCAATAGAAATCCGGTCTTATCAAAGTTTCTGAACGGCTGGATGAATCGCGTGGAGAAACTGAGGAAGCATTTATTTGAAATGTAGAAGAAGAGGTAAATGATATGGTCTGGTATTTAAATCCGAAAAATATAATTCTCTGCATTTTGGCGCTTTTAGTTATCGCCGTCTTCGGATTGTATCTCCATCAACGTGCGGCGCTGAAAGACAAGGATATTGTCATCACCAGCCAGAACGGAAAGATTGCCACGATGCTTCGGGACAATGTTGACCTGCAGGGGCAAATCCGGGATTACAAGACCAATCTGGCGCAAGCCCGTAAAGCGCAGAAAGCGCAGCAATCAATCCAGACAGCAACCGCAACCATCCGCGAAGAGGTGCTGCAAATTAAAACCGTGGTTATTTTGGAGGAAGCCGATGAAAAAATTATCAGCGATGCTACTTATTATTTTAATTCTGGCGGCCTGCGCAGGTCCGAGATCGGAGATACAACCGGTGATTCAAAAGCCGGCGGAAAAGTATTGCCCGGCGCCGGTCCGCCCGATCCTGATCGATCCCATCATTGGACAGTCAAACAATTCATGACGAATTACCTTGAGTTGATTGATTACGCGCTCAAGCTCGAAAAAACGGTGGATTGTTATGAAGATCATTAAAAGCAAGTTTTTAGAACTAAACCGAAAAGACATATTGAGAGCGCTGGGGATCGCCCTGGGATCCTCCGCGATTTACCTATTTACAACCATGAGTTCCGGTGTTTTTCCGACCCTTGATGTTCTCAAGTCAACGGTAGCGGTATTCATTGGATCAGGCGGATCGTATATCATCAAGAATTTTTTCACAAATTCTGATGATCAGTTTCTTACGACCGAACGGAAAGAATAAGTATTGGAGTTATAAAGTATAATGGACGCCATCTTCGTCAATGCCGTTTCCGATATCTTCAATTCGCCGATTGGAGAAGACGCGGTTTACACGCCCGCGGGCGGCGCGGCGGTAGCCTTACGGGTCATAATCAACCGCGATATTCTTCTGCAGCCGGACGGATTGACCGCCCAGGCAGCCGTGATTGGAATCAGCATCGAAGCGCTGCTTTCCGAGATCGGACAGGAAC